CACGGGCGCGGGATGCGTCGGGCAACGAGTATATCTACTGTGATAACACCGCGGTCGTCCATCCGGGCGTCACGGTGTCGATCAGCAACGACGGGAACTGGACCTCCGCCGCCCTCACCTCCAGCCATCGCGGCGCGGTGGGCGTGGCGTGTGCCAGCGGGTCTTCGGACACCGGTGGGTGGGTCCAGATTTACGGCACGGTCTCCGCGCAGTTGGCGGGGGGCGATGCCTCCTCGGCCGCGACCTCGGCATACATCACCGTGGCCGCGTCGAGTCTGTCGTCACCGGCGGCTGGCATGAGTGCCATCGTCGCGACGACGGCTGAGGATCACGTCATCTATGGCATGTGGGCCACGGGCGCTGCGACGACCGCCACCACATCCACGACGGCGTCGACCTCGGCCGAGACGGGGGTGCGTATCCCTGTCTTCATCAGCTATCCCTACGTGCTGGGATACACGACCGCTATGGGGATGACCTCGTAGCATGGCCGTCCGCATTGCTCCCCTCGTGGTGCCCGAGCCCACCGTGGCCGAGCCACCACGAGCGGGGGTGGGGCGGTTACGCAAGATTGGGATGCTGGGGAGTCATACCAACTCCCTAGTCCCCTGTCCCTGGTCTGACACCAGTTGGGAGCTGTGGGGGCATGCGTCGGCGCGCGGGTATTACACCCGCACCCCCGACCGGTTCTTCGATTTACACCCGAAGGTATGTTGGACACGGAAAGGCAAGCTGTCCGGGAAATACCCACAATGGCTGGCGAAGAATCTCCAACCGGTCTACATGCAGGACATCTATCCGGAGGTGCCGGCGTCGGTGCGGTATCCCAAAGAGCGCATCTTGCAGGAGTTCGACGCACGCTACATGACCTCACACCTCGCGTGGATGATTGCCCTGGCCCTCACCGAGGGGGTCACCCATATCGGTCTCTGGGGCATCAACTACGGGGCGGAGAGCGAGTATGCGACCCAGCGTGGGTCCGCCGAGCATTGGCTGGGCGTGGCGATTGGGCGAGGCGTGCAGATTGTCAAGCCGCCACAATGTAATCTCTTAGGGCAACCAGCCGAACTGTATGGCTACGAGAGCCATGACGAGGACGCGAAACTGGTCGAGTCGTATCGGCCGAAGCTGTTGACGGTGCAGGTGGGCGAGTCGGAGACGGTCGTCCGAGTGGACGCCACCTCCATTCCGCTGATGACGCCACCAGCGGACTGTGCGGCAGACGTGGCGTCAGAGGCGGCAGAGATGGCGGACCTCCGCCCTGACATGCCGTGGGAGCAGACATGACAACGAAGAAGACGGCGAAGGTGGTCACGGTGGAAGAGGCGTTGGCGGACGAGACGCAGCCGATCACGATGACCCAGGCCCAGTTGGTCGAGCTGATGCGGCTCGCCGCCGGCAACAGTGACGACGCGATTCGGAAGCAGGCCGAGGCGCAGGCACTCGCGAACAAGGAGGTGTTCCGTCCCGAGAACCTGAACCCGCCGCTCATCAGTGCGCTGAATCCGCTGGGCGACCGTGACCACCCGCGCCCCGCGTTCAAGTGCAAATTCTACTGGGCGTCCGGCTATGACCTCCAGCAACCGCAGCAGACGTACGAGGAGTGCTTGCTGCTGAACGCGGTCATCCCGGGCAGCTATCGGGTCGAGAAGGCCGACGGGTCCAAGATGCCGATGGCGGTCGAGGCCAGCTATGGGTTGGACGGGGTGACGCTTCAAGAGATGCGGTTTCATTTTCCGGCGGCGGGCGGTGAGCAACAGCATGACCACCTGCCGATGCGACTCGTGCTCCGGTCCATCATTCTCCAGCAACCGGACGGTCGGAAGACGGTGGCCGAGATTGACCGGGAGTTGGCGCCCGTGCGTGAGGCGGAGGCGGCACAGGCGTGACAGTCCGGGGGGTGGCGGGGCGCATCTGTCGAGCCGTGTGTGTCTTCTCGCGCAGCGGGAGTCTCGCTCCGCCCGGTGCGTGCACAGCGGCTCCGGGTCCGGTCGTCGCCTCCTGGTTCACTGAGACAGACGTATGACCTTCAAAGAGATCCAAGACGATGCACTCGAACGATGTAACTACGATAACGCGCTGACCTCCTCGACGCCGAGGACGCGAATCAAACGGTTCATCAATGAGTGGCATCGTCGCACCCTCTCGAACCCGGGCCTGCGGTCGCTCCGGGACTCCACGTTCACGTTTGCGACCGTGGCCTCGACCGCGCAGTATGGCCTGACGCAGACGCTCGCTCGCGTGCGGGGTATCCACGACCGGACGAACGATACGTCGCTGCGTCAGGTGGACCTGGCCTGGATTCGCCAGCGCGACCCGGGTCTCGATGCCTCGGGGAACCCGCTCTACTGGGCGATGGTAGGGATTCAGGGCGTGGCGGTCCAACCCTCCGATGCGTCGTCGTTGTTCATTGATTCGACCTCGGCGTCGGATACGAACACGGCCTACGTCGAGGGGATCCGAACCGGCGGCTATGCCCAGGCGGTCAGTGTCACGATGACTGGGACGACGGCGGTGGATGTGAGTACCACGACCTCCGACTGGATTGAGATCACCAAGGTGTATCTCGACACGGCCGCGGTCGGCACGGTGACACTCCACGAGGATGCCTCGGGGGGAACGACGCTGGCGACCATCCCCATCGGGAAGAAATTCGCCCGTCAGCCGTGGGTGCAGGTCTGGCCCACACCGTCGGCGGCCATCACGCTGTATGTGGATTACACCCGCAGGGTGGATGACCTCATCAACGACGACGATGAGCCGTTTCTGCCGGCGGATTTCCACTACCTGCTGTCCCTCGGCGCCCGGGCGAATGAGTTCGAGCGGATGGACGATGGGCGCTCGGGGGTCGCGCGACAAGACCTGGAGGCGGGCATTCTGGCGTTGCTCTCGTATGTGTCCAACCTTCCGGACTACCTGATCGTCCCGGGGCAGGCACCACGCGTGCCATCACGGTTGGGGAGTATGTTCCCCGCGGGGTCCTAGATGGCATCACGCGACGCACTCATCATTCTGAGCGACCTCACCGGGGGGCGGAACGGGACCGACCCGCCGCACGCCATGCCGGAGAACCAGTGTGTCGAGGCGCTGAATGTCGATTGGTATCAGACCACCTTCGCGCGGAAACGCGGGGGCGCAGCGGCGTTTACCATCACGGGTGTCACGTTTGCGGGGGTGATCTCGACGGCGCTCACGCATACGCCCGCGGCGGATGACTCGAAACGGGAACTGTGGTTGATTGACGCGACCCCGACGGTCGGGCGAACGTCCGCGTCGACCACGTTCTCCAGCCCGACGCTCAAGGATGCCATCAGCGGCACGACCCAGACGATTCACGGGGCCAGCCTGAACGGGAAACTGTTCCTGAGCTACGATTCGGCGGTCGACCGCCTCCATGTCTGGGACACCTCCACGGTTCGACGTGTGGGGATGGCGACTCCGGCCGCGCCCACGGCGGCGGATACGGGCAGTGGGTCGTACGCGGCCACCGCTCGAAACTACAAGGTCTGTTACATCGAGAAGTCCGGGAGTGACATCATCCGACGCTCGGAACCCTCCGCGCTCGTGGCGTTCACGCCCAGCGGGTCAGGGACAGCGGCGCGGGTGACCAAGCCGGCAGCGGTGAGTGAGGGCGAGACGCACTGGGAACTCTACGGCGCGGCCGATGCCATCTACGTCCTGCTCGCGACCACCGTGGTCGGCACGACGACAGTCGATGACTCGACCGCCCCGGCCAGTTACCTCGGGGATGCCATCCCGGTGGCGTCCGCGAATGTCGTGCCGGTCAGTTGGAAGTATCTCGTCAGTGACGGGAATCGATTGCTCGGGGCCGGGTCCTGGGAGACGGGGAACAAGAACAACCGCGTGTGGTTCACGCCCGTGCTCGGGTCGAGTGATGTGGGTGACGATGAACGCATCCCGAACACGACCTCGCAGAAGAACTTCATCGACATTGACGAGAACGATGGGGACGTCATTACCGGCTTCGGCCCGGCGCTCTCGGGGCAGGTGCTCGTGTTCAAGCGCCGGTCCACCTGGGCGTTGGTGACGACGGGGATCAGCACGGCCCCGTTCCGACGGTTCTCCGTCTCCGGGTCCATCGGGTGTATCGCCCAGAAGTCCGTCCTGGTCGCGCCGGACGAGAACGGCGACGCGGCGGTCTACT